GACTTTAGGTTAAGCGTTTTATCGTAAGGGGTAATCTCTCGTAACCCTTCAGTATACTATTGAAGTGTAGAGCCTTGAGATTTGTAGGATATGCAATAACTCCTGCCGAGACCAATTCATTAATTATGAAAGGGGTGATTCAATATAAAAATAATAATACCCTTTACAGACCGAACCTTCAATATAACTATCCCTAAATCTACTGACAGAGATATTACTAATGAAAGCTACTGGGATGGCACGTTTACCGATATATTCTCTACTGGTGGCAATAAAAACTCTACAGAACAGCTGAAAGCCTATCAGGGATGGACAGGAGATTGTGTCAGTTTAATAGCTGAACGATGTGCAAGTATCCCACTACGGCTATACAAAGACGATGAGCTTATCGAGGAACGTCAACATCCCTTTTATGAACTACTGCAAACCTGGAATCCCTTCACAACCAAATTTGAAGGCAAGGAATTATTGCAGATATATTTAGATCTAACTGGAGAATGTTATATTAATATTGTCAAAGATAGTATAGGTAGACCACGTGAGTTTTATTTCCGACAGCCTGATAAGATGTCTCCAGTAATTAAAGAAGGCATTATAGACCACTACATTGAGCGGGTTGGTCTATCTGAGAAGCGATACGAGACGAAAGATATATTATATTTTAAATATCCGAGTCCTACCAATCCATACAGGGGGGCTTCGCCAGTCCAGCGAAAAGCCTATGCCTATGACACTGATAAATATAATATGATATATCAGTTAAATGTATTCAAAAATGGAGTGCATTTAAAGCAAGTGTTAGAAAGCGAAAAGAATATCCCGCCTGACCAGGTAAAGAAAATCTTAACATTATTTGACCAGACTTATGGCGGTGCAGATAAGGCACACAAGACAGGTGCTTTGGTTGGTGGTATGACCTTAAAAACCGTAGGCGTATCGAATAAAGATATGGAGTTTATGCTACTTGCCGAATGGACTATGCGACAGCTTGCCAGTGCTTACCATACTCCACCGCAAAAGCTATCCCATCCAGAGAATACTAATCTTGCAAATATGACTGCACTCGATACAGCCTGGAATAGAGAATGTATCTTACCACGATTAGTAAGGCAGGAAGAGGTATTTAATACTTTCCTATTACCGATGTATGGAGATAAAGGGTTATATTGCAAATATGACAATCCCGTTCCTGTCGATAACGAGTTTAGGTTGAAACAAAGGGAAAGCAACCTTAAAAATTATGTAATTAGTCCTAATGAAGCAAGGGTTGAAGATGGGCTCGATGAGGTTGACTGGGGTAAATTGCCACTTGCACCGTTTAGTATTGCTCCGTTAGATGTGTCTAAACCAGCTAAGCCGAAACCTGAACCAGAGCCAAGTAAGACAATTAAGACTATTAAGGCGGTTAAATATACCGCCGAATATAAGAAACGATTTTGGGAATTATTTATTAAACGAATTACGCCTCATGAGAATGAATTTAAACGAGGTATTATCCGGTTATTTCAAGAGCAGGAAAATAGAGCTTTAAGGGCTTTGCGAAAAGGTAAAGCTATAACTAAAGATGTTGATGATGTTTTACGTATTACCCATGATGAGCGGGAGATAATGAAATTTACAGAGTTTGTTTTACCACGAATAACCGAGATGGTCAAGATTAACGGTCAGGCTGCTATGGCTGAATTGGGCGTAGAAATAGCTTTTGATATAACTAATCCTAAAGTAATTAAATGGATAAAAGACAGGTGTGGTCTACTGATTAAGTCTATTAGCGATACGACTCTTGAAAAGTTACGAAAGACATTAGCCGAAGGCGTGGCTAATGGCGAAAGCATACCTAATTTAGCGAGCCGAATTAGCGGGGTTTATGATGAGGCGAAAGGGTCGAGGGCGGTTAAAATTGCCAGGACTGAAACCATTAATGCAAGTAATTCGGGAAGTTTAGAAGCATATAAGCAAAGTGGAGTCGTAGAAAAGAAAGAATGGCTTGCCACTATGGATGACAGGGTAAGAGATGAACATGCTGCCATGAATGGCGAGGTAGTCGATATAGATAAACCGTTTTCAAATGGTGAAATGTATCCCGGCGACGTTAACTGCAGATGCACAATTCTTGCCGTGATAAAGGAATAATAATGATAAAAAAGATATGTAAATATTGTGGAAAAGAATTTAATACTCTTCCTTCTGAAATTAAGAGAGGTAGAGGAAAATATTGTAGTAAAGAATGTTTTTATAAAGATAAAACTGGGAAAAATCGAACTACAGGTAATCATAAACAAGTAAAAGTAAAATGTGCTAATTGTGGAAAAGAATTAATAAGAAAAGCATATAGAACAAAAGGTAATAATTATTGTAATTCTAAATGTCAAATGGAATATGAATATAAAAATAATATAAGAGATAAATTTGCTATCACAAAAAAAGCTAATAAGAAAGTAAGATTAATTGGACAACCGAAATTGGAAGGTATCCCACTTTCTATAGAGCATAAAAGGAAAATAAGGGATAAGTTAAAAGGCGAAAATAATTATAACTGGAAAGGTGGAGTCAATACTACTTATGAATTAATAAGAAAATGTTTTGAATATCGACAGTGGCGTTCTGATATTTTTACCAGAGATGGCTTTGCCTGTCAAATGTGTGGTGATAATAAAGGTGGAAATTTAATTGTCCATCATATAAAACCTTTTATAAAAATATTACAATATTACGAAATAACTACTTTAGAAGAAGCTATAAAATGTGAAGAATTATGGAATATAAATAATGGTATAACTTATTGTGAAGAATGCCATAAAAAAATACATAAACAATTAAGGAATAAAAAACTTATTGCTATTAAATAATTAAAAGAGGTGATTCAATATGCCAAAAGAATTAATACTTAAACAATTCGATTCAGAAGTAAAAGAAATCAAAGGTGAACGTGCCTTGAATGTTACGATTACCACTAATGACGTTGATAGGTCAGGTGATATAGTTGAGCCAAAAGGGGCGAAACTGACTAATTTCAAGAAAAATCCTGTAGTGTTAATGGCACATGATTATCAGGGGCTACCCATCGGGAAGGCAAGCGACCTAACGAAAACCGATAATGGTATTACAGCTAAAGTAACATTCCCGGAAGAAGGCACGTATCCGCTTGCCGATACAGTTTATAACTTATATAAACAAAAGTTTATGAAGGCTTGGAGTATAGGATTTATACCGATTAAGTCAGAGAATATTGTAGATGATGAAGATAAAGATAGTAAGACGGTTAGCTATGGTAAACGATTTAAAACTTGGGAGCTGTTAGAATTTTCAGCCTGTGCCGTGCCTGCAAATCCTCATGCTTTGACGAATATGATGAGCAAGGGTATTGATGTTGAGCCATTAAAGGAAGCTGGATTTATTGAGATTGTAGATGAACCAACTGACGAAGATGTTACAGAAAAAGTAAAAGAATTAGAAAAGGAAGCAGAAGATGGCGGAGTTATGGTTCATATCGACGAAGCCAAAAAAATAGCCAAAGAGATATTAGATAAAGAAGTAATTCATAAGCCAGAAGAAACCGATAAATATATCCGTATCCCAGTCGCTAAATGTGATATTACAGCCACAATAGATATAGATAAAAAGCAAGGGATAACCGCTTTATATTGCGGTAAAGCAAAAAAGGTGGCTACATATATATTTGAGAAGGCTAAAGGTTGGACAATGGCAAAAGCTAAAAAATGGGTTGAAGACCATAAGAAAACTATTAATGATTATTTTGCGAAAATAGAACAAAATGCAATAAAAAAATGGGAAGGTTTTGATTGGTATAAGGATATATTCCCCGAAGATAAAGAAGATGTAACCGAGCCAGAGGAAACTAAATTAGATATTGAAGAGGTATTCCCTAATTTAGAATTTGATAAAGGTAATGATAAATTTACAATTGACGGTGATGAAATAGTTGATAGGTTATATGAATTAACCAAAGAAAATAAAGAGTTAAAAGAAAAGATTAAAGCGGTTGAATTAAAAGCTGGGGC